CCTGACGATAAGTTTAACGCTGCTGTAGCTTTTTATAGAGAAAGACAAGAGACAATCACTACAGTGCTCTTAGAAGACGCTAAAATGGCTGTATCAAAGGTATCTAAGTTCTTAAGAGATGTAGACTTTGACGAGACAGATATAAAGAAAGTTAGTGATGTATTAGGTAACTTACCTAAGACAGTAGAAACAATTAATGCCTTAGAGAATGCTGTTAAGAAAGAATTACAACAGAAAGACAGTTTAAGAGGTGGACATGCTAAAGCAACATTTGAAGACGGTCTGTAATGCTAGTAACTAATAATAAACAACTAGAGTATTCTAAAGAAGAATGGGAGAAACTAGATAAGAACGTTAGAGCAGAGATGCTTGATTCTATAGAGACTATAGAGTTTATAAGAAAACTTACAGCACCAGATAGACCTTATGCAAAAGATAAAGAAAGAGACGAAGATGGTAGAATATCCGTCAACATTGAAGAGCCCCACATACTGGAGAACATGGACTTCTTTAGAGAAGCCGCACTACATTTCCAAGAGCACGGAGTATACACAAAACTATATCCAAACAAACACCCACAGTCAGAGTATTATAAATTTTGGTTAGAAGAGACTAGAAGAGTTAGAGAAGGACTTACACGTGAGAGTGATGGAGAATGGATACCTGGAGACATGTATTTCTATTTAAACTATTCTCCCATATATATTACAAAGGTAAGAGAAGGCTCTAAAAGGGGAGATAGGGTATTTGATTTCCCAAGATTCTATGATGGAGATTATTTCTATTATCATTATATAGAACAATGTAAAGAAGCAGGTTCCCATGGTATGGTTCTTAAATCTAGGGGTAAAGGTTTCTCATTTAAAGGAGGATCTGGTCTAGGAAAGCATTTTGAGCTAGGAGCTAGTTCAGAAGCTACTAAAGGTGTTAAAGCCTTTGCTATAGCCAATGAAAAAGAATACTTAATAAAAGATGGTGTACTCAATAAGTTTATTGATATAGTAGATCATTGCAGTGCTCATACACCATGGCCAAGAAATAGAGGACTAAAAGATTCTTGGAATGAGATGCACTGGAAGATGGGATATAAGGATCCAGACAGTAACCAGGAGATGGGAACTAAGAATGAGGTAATGGGAGTTACACTTAAAAATGATCCACAGAAAGCAAGGGGAAAAAGGGGAGCATATATTATATGGGAGGAAGTAGGTAAGTTTCCTAATGTACTGAGTGGATGGCAGATAGCTAGGCCTTCTGTGGAAGATGGGGATTTTGCCTTTGGTACTATGATAGCTTATGGTACTGGTGGTACATCTGGAGCAGATTTTAGAGGAGCAGAAGAGATGTTCTATTCTCCTAAAGGTTATAATATAAAACCATTAACTAATATATTTGATAGAAATACCAATGGGAAATCGTTATGTTCGTTCTTCTTCCCGGAATATCTTAACAGAACAGGGTGTTACGATAAAGATGGGAACTCCGATGTCATCAAAGCGTTATTTGAGATACTTACTAATAGAGAGGAAATCAAGAAAGGAGCGTCAGATCCTAATACCTTGGTACAAGAGAAAGCTGAACGTCCTATTACACCTCAGGAAGCTATCATGCGTAGAGAAGGTAGTATCTTCCCTATCGGAGATCTTAAAGACTATCTTGCGGAAATAATGCCTGATAAGAATAAATTTATATCTGGACACTGGATAGGAAGACTGGCCCTTACTGGAGACGGTGTAGATTGGAAACCAGATCCTGGTATAGAAATACAGAGAGATTACCCATTACAGAATAACAAGAACAAAGAAGGAGGACTAGAGATATACGAGATGCCCTATAAAGATGCATCAGGTAAAGTACCTCATAATATATACATAGGAGGGATAGATCCCATTGATGATGATGAGTCATCTACTAACTCTTTATTTTCATTTTTTATAATGAACTTACTGACAGACAGGATAGTAGCTGAATATACAGGTAGATGTTTTGATGCTACAGAAAGCTACGAAATAGCTAGAAGGGCCCTAATGTTCTATAATGCTCAAGCTCTCTATGAAAATGATAAGAAAGGGTTATATGGCCACTTTAGAAATAGTAATAGTTTATATTTATTAGCAGATACCCCAGAAATAGTTAGAGACCAAGATATGGGTACTATTAGTAAGATAGGTAATAAGTCTAAAGGAGTAAACTCTAGTGTTAAGATAAACTCATGGGGAAGAAGACTACAAGCACAATGGATGGTTAAGTCTGCCTATGTACAAGAAGAAAATGATGAAAACAGATTAAACCTACATAAGATAAGAAGTATAGGATATGTTAAAGAAGCTATAGCCTGGAATCCTGATGTAAATGCTGATAGGGTGTCTGCTATGGGAATGCTAATGATATTACGTGCTGATAGAGAGCGTATGGATCTAAGTTATGAAGCTAGTTCTGATAAAGGCCTAGAAGCAGACAAGTTTTGGGATAAGAGTTTTAAAGGAAAAGCTAATAGCTATATAGATTCTAAAAACTTTAATAAGTTCTTACAGTAATGATTGTCTTAATAGAAATAAACAAGTATAATTGCAGATTGCCTAAACAGAGAGAAGAAAATGCCTAAAGAAACCGTATCACAATTTCCACCACAGAAATTACCTAAAGCTAAGAAGACTGAAGCATGGGGTAAAAAGTGTATAGATGCTGCTGAAGACCTTGCTATATTTAGAAATAGTGGTATCAGAGAAAGCTACGCTAATAAACTGGCCAACTATAATTTAGCAAACGATATATTAGATACATCTGATATAGAGAAAGTATGTAACCCTTTAGGACTGTCTCAGGCTACGTTTCCTGCCAAGATGCAGAACTATCCTATAGCTAACCCAAAGATAGACTTACTAGCAGGAGAAGAGCGTAAAAGACGTTTTAACTGGCAAGTACGTGTAACTAATGATGATGCTATCTCTCAAAAAGAAGATAGTAAGAAAGATATGATTAATAACCATATCATGGAAATGGTTAAAGCAGAATCTCAAGATGAGAAAGAGATGGAAGCTAAGCTACAGAAGTTTAGCAAGTTCATGAACTACGAGTGGCAAGATATGCGAGAACGTACTGCTACACATATACTTAACTATTTATACAAACATCTAGAGATGCAAGATATGTTTTCTAGAGGTTTTGAAGATGCTTTAATAGCAGGTGAAGAAATATACTGCGCAGATATAGTAGCAGGGGAACCTGTACTAAGAAAATGTAATCCTTTAAATATACACACAGTACGTTCAGGAGAATCTCCTTTTATAGAAGATGCTGATCTTATTGTTGAAGATGGTTACTATGCACCTGGTACAGTGATAGATACCTTTTATGATCACTTAACAGTAGCTAATGTAAAAGCTATAGATGAGGGCCTATCTACTAAAGACAGTGATGATTTTATTACTATTGGAGAAAGAGAAAAAAGTATAGTTATAGATGGTATTATAGATACTGAAGCTCATGGAAATACTCCATGGGGCGAAGACTATGATGGAGAAGGAAATATAAGAGTAGTAAGAACAGTTTGGAAATCATTAAAGAAAGTAGGAACGCTTACTTATTATGATGATGAAGGACTAGAACAAGAGACTGTAGTATCTGAAGAATATAAAGTAGACAAAGAAGCCGGAGAGACTATTAAGTGGTTCTGGATATCTGAATGGTGGGAAGGTACTAAGATAGGTAAAGATATCTATGTTAAGATACAGCCTAGGCCTATACAGTTTAGATCAATGACTAATTTATCTAAATGTGGGTCTGGTTATGTAGGTATAGCTTATAATATTAATTCCTCTAGGGCTAAGTCTCTAATGGATAGAATGAAACCTTACCAGTATTTATATAATGTATTCATGTACAGAACAGAGTTAGCTTTTGCTAAGTCTAAAGGTAAAATAGGTAGCTTAGATTTATCACAAGTTCCAGATGGCTGGGATCCTGAAAAATGGATGTACTATGCTGAAGTTCATGGATGGGCAGTTAAAGATAGTTTCAAAGAAGCTAAGAAAGGTGCTGCACAAGGTAAACTATCAGGACAGATGAACCAGAACTCTCAGGTATTAGATCTAGAGATGGGTAACTATATACAACAACATATAATGATGTTAGGGTTTATAGAAAACCAAATGGGTGAAATAGCCGGTGTAACTAAGCAACGTCAAGGACAAATAGAAAATAGAGAACTTGTAGGTAATGTTGAAAGAGCTGTTAGTCAGTCTTCACATATTACAGAGAAATGGTTCTCATTACATAACGCTGTTAAAAAGCGTGCAATGGGTGTATTATTAGAAACTGCTAAATATGCCTGGAGAAATGATAAGAGTAAGAAAGTACAATATATATTAGATGATATGTCTACTAGTATATTAAACATGGACGGTGAAATCTTTAATGAAGCTGACTATGGTATATTACTTTCTGATACTGCCAATGATCAAGAACTATTAGGATCACTTAAAGCTTTAGCTCATGCTGGTATACAGAATGATAAGTTAGACTTTAGTACATTAATGGATATCTATTTAGATCCTTCTATTGCTTCTATGAGAAGAAAGATAGAGAAATCTGAAAGTGATAAACAACAGATGCAACAAGAGCAACAGAAACAAGCGCAAGAGATGCAGTCTGAACAACTACAGGCACAACAAGCAGCTCAACAAGCAGCTCAAGAGTTTGAGATGGCTAAGATAGATAAAGAGTACGGTTATAAAATAGACATCGAGATGATGAAACAAACTAGTGCTATGGGTAAAGCAGAGTTAGACATGGATAACGATGGTATACCTGATGTATTAGAGCTAGAAAAAAATGCTGCTGGAGAACGTGTTAAGGAAAAAGAAATAGAGGCTAAGAAATTAATAGAAGCTAACAAACTTAAACATGATGCAGAGCAAGCGGAGAAAGACCGTAAGAACAAATTAGAGATAGAAAGGCTAAAAGCTAAAAATAAGCCAAAGCCAGTAAATAGATAAACGCTATATATAAATAATGTTTAATATTAATTACTCTAATATTTTCTGTGAGAGAAGTATAAATATAAGTATAATTGTAAAATAAATAAAAACAAAGCAAATGGAAGGCGAATTATTTGACATAAACTTTAGTGAACTACAGGACAGTGAGATCGACCTGGGAGATGTTACTGCTGAAGTGGAAGTCCCAACAGAAACAGAGGTAGATATTACCGATGGAGGAGAACTAGTTACTGAGGAGAAACCTGTAGAGGAGACACCAGTAGCAGAAAAAGAAAAGAAAGTAGAAACTACAGCTGAAGATGAGAGTCTTGTAGATGTAGAAGATGAAATTATTAGTGAGGAGATCTCTGAAAAAGGAACCCCAGGACAAGAAGACTCTTCTCCCATACTTCCATTTGCCTCTCTTCTTCAAGAAAAGGGGTTCCTCCCTCACCTTAATCTAGAAGAGTTTACTAACTCTGAAGATAAGACTGAGGCTTTGATCGCTGCTTTTAAGGCAGAACGTGATGCTTACCAGCAAGATATCATTAACTCTTTTCCAGAGGAGATGATAGCAATGGCTGAAGCTATTTCTAAAGGAGTTCCATTTGAACCTCTTAAGGATGCTAAAGTAGCAGAGTTAAAATATAGTTCTTTGACTGATGATAAGGTATCTGAAGATGTTAATCTACAAAAAAGATTAGTTACAGAATACCTTACAGAGAAAGGCTTTAAAGCTGAAAAGATAGAGAAGTATATTGAGAAATATGAAGATATGGGAGACTTAGCAGAAGAAGCTAAAGATGCTCTTGTAGATTTAAAAGAATCTTCTTCTAAACGTGAAGCTGAAGTAACTGCTAGATACGCTGCTCAACAAAGACAATTAGAAGAGCAGAATAAAGAGCTTATTTCTAATATAGAAAAAAAGATTACTGATACTCCTGAAATATTACCAGGAAGACAGTTAAGCGAAGATATGCGTAAAAAGACTTTATCTAGAATGCTTAATATCGTAGGACAAGATGCCAATGGTAATCCTATGAACGGTATTATGAAAGCTAGATCAGAAGATCCAGTAACGTTTGATATGAAGTTAGCTTATATGATAGAGCTTACTGATAATTTTACAGACTTCTCTAAGATCACTGCTACAGCTAAAACAAACGCT